TGTTTGTGTATCAATAAGTCATCTACAATCTCAATGATTGTTTCTAACTTCATGTTACCAAACTGTTTGATGTAACGCACACGTGATGGACGTTGCTTCATGTTTGCTTCCAAGTAGTCATTGTTACTTGTTAACAAAAATAAAATACGCGTGTCTGTCTTCAACACACCATCCATAACAGTTAATAAACTATTGTTATAGCGTTCAAAGATTTTGTCATATTCATCAATGAAAACTATCACATCTTGATTCAATTCGTTCAAAAAATTAGTAATATTTTCATATGCAGTTGGGATAATAATAACTGGTAAGTCAACAGTGTTGCTAATTTGTTCTGCAGTCACTGTCTTCCCTGTACCTTTAACTCCATTAAGAAGTACACCCATGTTAGCAGTTGTATTATTCCATGTTTTAACTACGTGGTCAATAAAACTTGTTTCTGTTCCATAGACTTTGTAGTCAAATTTAAATTTATCGCTGATGCGAGTGACATAGAATTGTCCTGTCATAGGATTTCTGTTCAACTTATAGACACCTTTTGGTAAAATAGGTACCTGATTTGTAATTTCTGACATTATAAAGTCAGAACCATGATTGTTCCAAACGTTTTTCATAAATAAAATTGTGTTGTGATGTAATAAAAAAACAAGTCCCAGATAAGAATCCAGGACTTGCTATAACTAAACTAAACAAAAACCTTTTCCTTGATGAGATGATCAATTTTTCTGCTCAAGAACTTAACCATATCGGTAGGTAAGTTCTCAATGTCAGTCATTTGAATGAAATGTTTAAACATTCTCTCAGAAGGTACAGAAGATTCAATTGCAATCTGAATGACTTGTAAACCTAAAGCTTCAGTCTTTATGACCTTTTGCTTTGTGTCTTCAATTGCACTTGCACCATTATATCTGTGAGCGCATGGAGCACCGTCAGATATAACAAACAGAATACCAGCGTTTTGTGTAAACTTACGCATACGCATACCAGTAGCTAAAATTGCATCACCATCTCTATTCTCTATACGTGCTCTGCAACTACCTAAAGCATACATGTTAGTTTTACCTGGTTCACGATAAGTTATCATGTCAGTAGTTCCTTCTTCTTCCATATCAGCAGAGTGACCATAAATGAATAACTCTACACCTTGCATCTTTCTGAAGATTTCATTGATGAATATTGCTGCTTCTTTTGCTTTCTTCATTTTATTACCACCGCCCATAGAACCAGACTCATCAATAAGAACACCAACGCAAATCTTATTAGTCTTCACTTGGCCAATACGCTCGTAGATACTTGGAACACCTTGTACAGCTTCTGCTAACTTATCAGTATCCAATCTACCTGAACGCATAGACTTCATGCTAAACTTATAATCTTTGTTCTTACGCGCAAAAAGACGTGCAAGTGTCTGTGCTTTTGACATATCAAGCTTTTCACGTACTCTTAAATAAGATTCTTTGTCTTCAGTAGCAGTAGCAAAACTAACAGTAGAACTGTAAACTTCACCTTTTTCTTCAAAACCATCTGCTTCTTTAGTACTAGAATCAAACTCATGCAAGTCTTTTAAATCTTTACTTGATACAGAATCATCTTTCATACCAGCATTGATAAGAGAACGCATCATTTTACGTGCTGCTTCATCCATTGGTTTACCACCTTTGCTTGAACCTTTGCTTTTATCACCTTCACCTTCTCCTGTGCCACCATCTTTACTGTCACCATCACCGTCACCATCTTTATCTTCATCACTATCACCGCCACCACCACCTGGAGGAGGAGGTTCGATTTCATAAAGAAGTTTAGATAGTTTACCTGCAAGACTTTCACATTTAGTAAGAGAATCAGGAATACCACCTTCGCTCTGTAATAAATGTTTAATCTTTGACAATGGTTCAGCAAACTCTTCTAGTTGATCTTCACTGATGTCTGCTGGATAGCGAATCATCTTTGTGACAAGATCAAGAAGTTGTGTGCCTTTATCTTTCATAAGTTCTGCCATTACATCTTCCTCCTGCATCTTTGAATATGCATGATTCTTGTATTTCTGAACAAACTTAAGATAACCAGGGAATTTATCTGACAACTTTTTATCTATACGTTCTGAATTCAACAGAGACGCAAGATATTTAGTTGTATCAGAACGGTCATCGTCTTTAGTACTATCACTTTTGTAACCACGCAACTCAAGAGAACGTATATATTCTGCTTTAGTCTGCATGGTAGCCATAGATGCATTCTGAATAGATGCACCATAAAAAGCATCAACAATACTGTTGTCTTCTACGTATACACCTTTATCATCACGCAACATGTTGATAGGTACTTGAATAACAGGAGAGTCTGTTTTATGTGAAGAACGTGTCTTCTCAACAGTATCATTACCTGTAATAGTGAACTTTTTATCCTTACCTATGCCCAGTACTCTGAACATACTACCTAAGAATTTTCCTGCATCACTAACAGGATTTTTTGCCATGAAGTAAGAACTGTAATTATCCAGTCCATCATCCCAGTTAAACAAACGTTTGCTTGGATCATAGAAAGTATAATCATGTTCTGAACTTCTATTAAACCAGTCAGTTTTAAAAGTCTTTCTAGACATAGTTAATGTTTTAAGAGAGTTGAAGAGTTGGGGAGACTATATAATCTCCCCTATCTTCTATGACCCTCTGTGATCAATTAAAATGCACTAACGATACCCAACACCTTAGAGCGTTCTGATACTCCAATACCATCTTCAAACAAAGGCATGATAACTGAAAGTAAAGACTTCTCAGTTTCAAAACCATCTGCAATCAGACTAGCAGCTTGTAGGGTATGACGAACAGAAATTGCGTTAGACAACTCTTGTTCTTTCGACTGCTTACGAATCTCATTAGCAACCTTTACAATTGCTTTTGCTTGCTTCTCACCAATACCTGTACGCAACATTAGCACACGAATTTCTTCAGCCTCGCGTGGATAATCCAACTCAATTGGCATGAAGCGGTCTAACAATGCACGGTCAATTGCTTGAGTACCAGAATATTCTGCACCCAAGTTTGCAGTTGCAAAGAACACAGTATCAGGGTGAATGTTAATCTTACGATCACAAGATTCACAAGCGATATCTACAGGAATGTAGCGACGCTTGTCTAATGCAGGGAATAAGATATTGTTTGCAGCAAGTGGAGAGCGATTCAGCTCATCCAATAAAACTAAACCACCAGATTGAACGTGACTGATGAATGGAGCAAACTCAAATTCTGAGTGACCTTCCTTATTCAAACGATGCACACCTAGCAATGCAGACTGAGCATCTTGAACAGTACCCATGTCTTGGATATTCAATTCTCTTGCCATAGTCTTTGCAAGTAATGCAATCATTTCTGTTTTACCAGAACCAGTAGGACCTACCAACATAGTATTCTCACCACGTAACACGTTACGAACCATAAGATACCATTTGTCTTGGTCAACTTGGAATCCGCAGTCTTCAACTTTAGGTGCAGGATACATAGCAGTCAAACTTCTACGGAAGTTAGCACCTGCTTCCATTTTACCTGTTGCTTCATCAATCTTTGGAGTCAACATCTTTTCAATGTCAATCTTTATTCCAAGTGCTTTCTCTGCCAACGCAGCATATTTCTTTGCGTGGTCATGACCCATCTCAGGGTTATCAATCATGTAAGTGGTGATATAATTCCAAATCTCTTCTTTGTTCGCTTCAGTGATTGGGAATATATTATCTTCAAAATACACAGGGATTGCACTACCCTTTGGGATAAACATTTCTACACCAGATGTCATTTCTTCTGTTGTGCAGATAAACACGCTGTTTAACGGATAACGTGCAAAGTCTGAGACAGTTGCTTTAATTTGCAAGTCTTCTAATGGACACGTTAACGTTTTGTCAAGGTTTGCTTGACCTGATAAAGGACGAATTTGATAGTTTGTACCTTCAATTCTAGTTTGTAAGAGGATCATAATTGTATTGATTAATTGTTTTTTTTTTGATTCTTGATACTATAGATAAGGGTACTCTGTTACAAGTACCCTGTCACTACAGCTTATACACATCACATAAAGTCTTTTGGATTGAATGTTGAATCATCCATTGATGTTCCATTTCCAAAGCGTTTCTTAAAGAATTCACGTAACTCATCACGAACACGCTTACCTTCTTCATAATCTTCTTTGTCAGCAGCGTTTTTCATACGGTCACGCAACTTCTTTAACGTTTCAACGTCTTCATCAGTTGCTTCAAATGTATCTCCTTGACCTAAAGTTCTCATCATGTCTTTAAGACCATCAATGAAACCTTCGTCATGATTTGCATCTGAGATATCATCAATCCTTGTATGGATTTCTTTCTTTAAGTTATCAATCTCACGTTGCATACGTTCAAGAATACCCAATGCTAAGAAAGGGTTACACTTTGACTGAATAAGGACACCTTTTGGGTTACCTGTATCACTCAATTCAATACCAATGACAATGATATTCTCAATAGAATTCTTGTCTGCATCTAACATTTCTGTACGCAAAGATGCGCAGCGATCTAAATACTGTTTAGCCATTTTGCTAAGTTTTTGTTTAGTTAAAATAATTATTTCTTAAGTCCTTCACTGAACATTTTTAGTTCAGTATCACAATCTTCAAGCAGATTCACAATAGGAGACAGAGTCTTTACCACGTTATGAATAACTTGGTAATACTCAGACTTCTTAAATGAGTCTGCTTGCGTTTGTGTTATGTCATGATAAGTGACACCATTATCGTTTGTCTTCTGGATTCTTAACTTTTTCAAGTTAGATTCCATAGTATCAACGATGTCCTTCATTTTGTGATAGGTCAAAATGATGTCTTTGTTTGATAAGCCAGCATACTTTGGCACTGTTGTTTCAGTAATCTGTGTCATAACATAGGAGTTTGTGGAGTGATAGATAAAAAATTTGCAGGTAACAACTTTCTGATTATCAATTCGTTGATAACATCAGTAGTTGTAAACTTGAGAGAGCGCAATGTCACTCCGCTAGGAAGTGGTTCCATCCAGTCACAATCCTTGTCATATCTTATGGAGTTCTCTCCAAAGATTTGATTGATTAACTTAGTTTCAGCAGCCATGTAACGCTTTGCTTTCATAATGTGAAGAAAACGTGTAGCACGCAAATGATCCTGTTCAATTCTGTGTATTGCTTGAGGACTCATAGCACGCTTCTGTGCATCTGAGAACTCTTTCATACCGTACATTAAACGTCTGTACATAGGGCGTTGTATCAGATTAAGATGTAACCCTTCTTCAATATCAACTGCTGTAGCATTATGCGACGGTTGATTTTGATAAGTGGTTTTACCATACTGATAAAACTTCTTGTCACCCATATCTGAGTGCAAGACATAGCAATTGGCATTGCAATTGGCAATTGTAACTTTTGTCATAAAGTTTAAATTTTTAAACGTTAAATTTCAAGAACTTATTTTTGTCCTTGTTGACGATAATATACTCGCAGTTAGTGTATTTCTTACGCGAGCGTGAGACATGATTAATAGCATCTGCTAATTCAATAAACTCACAGGTGTACATGTTCTTTGTACTTAAATTAAGACGTATAACCAAATAATGTGGCACAACATGTGAATGCTGTACCACATACTTGATTGGCTCTCTATTTAAATTCTTTCGCAAGCACCTTAACTTTACTGACATACGTGCTATCTTCCGCATAATTCTTTGATAGATACTCATAGTATTCTGCTTCTGAATGTATGTTTTTCAAATAACAGCACTGGAATAGTGCATAATCAAGAACAGATTCACGCCAGTGTTGATACACTGCGTGTCCATTCTCTGCACCTTTGTTTGTTGATACTCTACCACGAGCTTCTCTCATACCAAACAAATTGTTGTTAGATTTAAAAATCTGACTACTAAAATGTCCAGTCTCAAGACAAGCTTGTGCATATACGATGTGAGGGAATTGAATCTGTAAGTCTTTCAAGTATGACTTAAACGCTTCAGGTGTAAAAGTGTCCGTCGTTGTGACAGACACTTTATACTCCCGCGGTGATTCAAAACCTCTTACAAAACCATAGTGGTAACTAGTAAACCCAACTATTGATACAGTCAGTAACCAGACAATCCACCAAGGTTTGGGACGATGTTCTTTGAATTGTAAAGAATTCAAGTCAAACTTGTAGATCATCTAATCCAACGATTTTTCTCATAGAACATCATTTGTAGACGTTCTAAGTCTTCTGCATTACGAGCAGCAAGATAGTTAGTGTTCATGTTAATCCACTCGCATAACGCTTCATTTGACACATCATCAAATCTTTCTTCATTTGCTACGTGCCATATGTAATTGGCAAGTATCTCTTGAAGTTTATAACTTGTAGGTATGTCATGGTAGAATTCAAAGTTAACAGGTTCTGATATCTGTTCTAATTCACCATTAGTATCTCTCTTGTAAAGAGGAGTGCTTAACGAAGCGTTCCACCTGTAGGTAGTCCTATATTCTCTGTAGAGATTAAAGACTGCTGACAATAGTTCTACCACCATATCACCAATAAGGAATACCTCAAGGGTGATATAGATAGGTAGAATACGTGGGTTATTTACAAACAACAACTTATCATAGAATGCTTCATAGAGTGTAGTACCAATTAGCAATCCTGCCAAGGTCATACATAGAACTCTGAATATTCTGACAAGTTTCTGTTTTCTGCGGGACCTAAACTTATTTAGCATACTCAGCTACGATTTTAGAAATAAACTCTTCATGAGTCATGTCTTCGTTAGCAAAGTAATCCTCTAAAGTAATCTTGTGGCTGATTTCTTCTATTGTAGGAATACCTAAACGAGAATTGTCATGTCCACGGTGTGGTTCATGTAGAACTGCCAAAGACTTTGGTTTACCATTCTCTTCGCCAACGTATGTCACACTTGAATAATAACCAGAACGATTTCTTATCAAAGAAGCATTCCAACCAAAGTGGAAGGTATCATCTGAGTACTTATCAATACAAGTGTCGCGTAAATTTTCAAACTCTTCTTCAAGGTTTTTCAAGTTATTGTATAAACTGTTTAACTCCTTCAGTTTTGATTCTGCTTGTTTGAACTCAGGAGTTTTCTTTACGTCAGCAAACTTTTTGTTGTTTTGCTGTTTACGCTTTGTAACGATTTCGTCTTGGATACGTGTAGCGAGAATCTTCACTACATTCTGGGGCATAGTTTTCTTTGCCATGATTTGTTATTGGTTTAAATGTTATTACTTTTTGAGAACTTTGTAACTTCTGAGAACTTACCGTTTACATAGCGGTGAAATATCAGCGTGTCACAGCGTTCATCTTCCATACAATCTTGGGTATAAGAACCCGCGTGTGTCTTAGAGCGGATAGTACCAAAGTACTTAGTACCTGTGGTAGTGATATACTCATAAGCAGCGTAGGGTCTCTTAACAGTTTCGCGGTGGATGCTACCATCCTCTTCATAGTAAAGAGCATCATAGTAACCGCATTGATCACAAAAGGTGGTCTCTCCTTCTTCTATAAGAAGATAAAGACTTGCATGATGATTGTCACAGTAAGGACAAATACATTCTTCTTGTGTAGTAGACATAAGTTAGTTCTGATTAAAAGTTAATGATTTCTTGAGTACATTGACTAGTTGCTATCTAGTGTCGCGACTTTTGTGGCTAACTAGCACTTTAGTTAAGGGTGATAGAAGGTGAGAGTGGTGTTTTACCACCCTCACAATCAATCACTTACGCACAAATACCACCAATTAAGATGGTAAGTTAGCAGCTTTACGTGCAGCTAAGAACTCACGCACCTCAGCGGTGTTGTCATTCTGTACTTTAACGTCAGCAGTAGTACCTGTCTCATCATAGAAAGAGTATCTGATGATACGCTCTCCACCATAAGTAAGTTCCATGCCATCATTACCTGCACGTTTTACGTACGATTTGATAGCATCTTCCCACGTCATTGCTTTGTCATTGTGGATGACATTAACAATATGGTCAGGAACTTCAGATTCTAAATACTCTTGAACGCAAATACGTCCTGGCATAGTACCATACTTGGCGTCTTTAATTAACCCTTGAAGGTCAGACACTTTACCGCGTATTAAACAACTCTTCTCCTTTACAGAGATGAAGCCATTGTTAATACTACGTACGCTTTCAGACAAGCGAATGTAACCATACTCAGGGTTACTGTCATAAGCTGTGAACATTGCACCAGCTTTGTTAGGCATAATTCTTACATTAGACATAAGGTGTAAATTTAGATTAGATTGGTTGGGTGTTTGGAATGGGGTTGTGAATGGGGGTAGTGGGTGGGATGGTAGTGGGTTTGTGTACATGGTTTTGATTTGGTCTTGATTCCTTGCGGGGTACAGTTCTGATTATCCATGAGAGTTTGACTGGGTACACTATTGCTGTAACCCTTTCTGAGTATTTGGGGTGGTTGGAATGGGATAGTGAATTGGTGTACCCTGTTTTGTGGACAGGGTTGTGGACAAGGTGTAGAGCGTAGCATTTCTACTACGCTCACTGTCCTTGTTTAGGAAGGCAAGTTAGCACCGCCTGCACGTACTGCTGTACGCCATTGGGCAATCTCTTCCTGGTTGTCGTGTTCTACACGCACGTCTTGCATAACGTTATCAGGGTCGTAATCTGTGAAACGCAAGATTCTGTCTCCTTCTTTACGCAAGTAAGGAGCATCATCTTGTGGACGTTTCAAGAATGGTTGTACTGCTACTTCATAGTCAACGTCTGAACGTAGACGTGACTTAAAAGATTCAGGACATTCACTCTCTGTGAACTCTCTAACAACTATCTGTCCTGGTACAGGACTGTTAGCATAAGTGTTGACAAACATTTGAAGAATGTCTTTCTTAGCACGCAAGATAGTGGTGCGTGTCTGCTTGTCAATGAACCCGCCTGCTCTGTGTACAATCTTATCAGATTGCATAACGCAGTATGCGAATTCAGGGTTAGACGCGTAGTAACGAACTTTGTTACCTGTCTTTGGGTCTGTAATGATAGTTACTGACATAGTTATGGGGATTTAATTAGTGACGTTGGGTGTTTGGGTGTAGTGGTGGGTAGGTAGAGTTTGTGTACCCTACCTACCTTACTACCTTATAGTTTCGCAAACAAGTCTCTCATTTCTTGTGGAGTACTGTCTTTGAAGCGTCTGTTTGCTAATACAGCAAGTTTAAAAGACTGGCTTTGCAATTTGAATTTGAGACTGATAATCTCTGTTTCCAAACTTTTAACCTTGTCTTTGTACTGTTGTTCTACAGTACCTGTGTATCTGTTAAGCATACGTTCATCAGGTGTGCTGTCAACAATACAATCGTACAAGTCTGTCACAAGTATTGTGTAGTTACTTGGTGTAAAATTGTCTACAGGGATTTGTAGATACTTGGACACAGCAATGCTTTCGTAAGAACAGAATACGCTTACTTTAACTTTGATTCTGCGTACATAACCGTTTTCAGTTTCAAGTTGATAGTCTGAACAGGTTGCGAGGGGGATGCGTTGTTTTTGCATAGGTATGAGTTTTAGTTAGATAGATAGGGTGTTTGGAAATGAAATGAGAATGTATACAACAGCACTACCTATTAGAATAGTGCTGTATTGTACACAATGTTCCACGTGGAACAATTAGTGGTTCTCAGGAACAGGTGGTAACTCAGATACCCAATTCAAATACTGACTGCCTTTAATCCATTCATTGTTTTCTTTTGCATTGCGTGTGTTAGACTCAATGTCTTTGAGTTTCTCACAAGTTGTAGTCATGTAAGACGGTACAAGTCTGTCTTCAAAGAAATCAGTTGGCGTTTCAGTTTCTGTTGCATAAGTATCGTCTGTGAAATACTTACGTGATGTCTTTACTGACATGTAACTGATGACAACCTTATTAGTAATAGGGTTGTAAGATTCAATGTTACCGTCAATCAAATGAGTTTCAACGCGTTCATCTTTCTTACTACGATACATAGCAAATACAGTTTGATTGATAGGCATCTGGTTGATGCTTTCATCATTAATACAGAACAGCATATCAAGGAGCGTGTTTACTTGGTCATTGCTGAATTCTGAATTTAACGCTTCAATGATTACAGGCATGTTTCTTGCAAACAAAATTGAGTTGTTTGTAATAGCATTGTGACCTGCCTTGATGATTAGTTCTTGTTGTTTTTTTGAGAGTTCCATGATTAGTGGGGTTTATAGTTAATAATTAGTTTAAAAGGGTGTTTGGGTTATTAAACCCCCTATATCATTTCTGGTATAGGGAGTTTAACAAACATTTTCTTACCTGACGCGCTTACTTTAAACTTGCGAAAGGTGTTTACAAATACGCCAGTATTGTCTATGTGCGTAAATTGTTTCATAGCACGTAGATGGTTGATGGCACCTATTCTTGTAGGGAATGTTTTGGTGCTATCAATGGAGAAACTTATTTCTCCTAACTCATTAAAGAACTGCGTAGTGTAGTTCAGTTGGAATAAAGTCTTTTGCATATGGTTTATATTTAGTTATCAAAGGGTGTTTGGAAATGAATAGTCAATCGTTTTGATCACATGTGGCAGCAGGTGGTTTGGTACTGATGCGTGGTTTTGATATCGAGTTTTGATATCAGTGCACACGTTGAGTTAATCCATTCACTTCACTGTTGGCTATGGTCTTACAACCAACAGTGATTTGAATTTCAAGCATTACTACAGCGCCTATCTGTAGTACAAGTTCCCAGCTGGACACTTATATCCCTTTCGGGGGACTGACCCTACACTGCTGTAAGGTGACTGTACTGTTGACTGCTCATCCTGACCAGGACTTCCTTGTAGTTTTTACATATTCACTCCCAACAGCGAGTAATATAACTCAACCTATAAAGGTTAAGAGAAGCAACAACACATCAAATGCTTATAATGTGTTATTGCTAAAAATAACTGTAACAGACACTTTCAGTCTGAAGCTCCCGCACTCTTTGTAGAGGTCTAGGGCGCATTTGCAATACCTTTACAGGATTACAGTTATGTTAGTTTATTTGGGTGTTTGGAAATGACTAGAAAAAAAGGTGAGCAGTTTATTCACGTGCTCAGGTGTAGCAGTTAACATTCAGGAGATTGATTCTCCAATGCGTTGAGTTCACACTCATTTTTTAAATCTTCCATGTGACTGTACCAAGGAACATATGTTATAACATTGCGAGGAATATCAATGAATCCTGTACCTGCTACCATGTGGTGTACTCTTTGGTCATCAAGGTTAATAATGACATCTCCTACACATGTGCTTCTTTTATCAAGGAGAGCATACTCTTCTGAGAAATCATTTTGTGCTAACTTAAATGCGTCTTCCAGCGAGTTAGCTTCAAGAGAATGTATAAGGTCATACTTATATACACCGCTTTTCATCTCATGGTTTATTGCACCAGTTGATGGGTGAAAAATAAGAAATGTTTTCATGTTACAATTGTTTTTGTTGGTTATTAAATGATTGAAAATGAGCAGTTTAGTGTCATGCTCAGGACAGTTCTTTAGTGTATTGGACCACAAGTTTGGTGGTATACACGCCATTGCTTACAGTTGTGCGACTCAGTAGCACAAGAAGCGAACAATACTATGCTTAAAAGCACGATGATGTAGAAAGAGAATTTCATGAGTGAAATATTTATTTGGTTAGTTAATGAGGGTGTTGGGTGACCAAAGGCGTGCAATCTATACACGCCAAATGGTCAAACCAAAAATTACATGTCTTGTAGTTCATTGCCTGTTACAACAGTTAGGAACAACCACAAGAAGAAACCTATTACCCATACAGGTGCACATGTAGTGACATCCATAAAGGTAGCAGGTGTTAACACTGAAATCATTGTAGCAATTACTACAATAAAAGCGAAAGTCATAATTGCAGGTAGGAACAATCCTATTACAATCTTCATTAAGTTTTTCATATCGTTATTGGTTTTGTTAGTTAATGAGGGTGTTTGGTAAAAGAGCAGGAGTGTTAGTCCTGCTCTAATACATTAGAACTTGTCAACAATCTTGTTAACTTTCTCTTTTCTGCTATAAAACTTGTAGTCTCTTGTAGCAATCTGTGCTACAAAGATGAACTGCACGCCAATAGTAAATGTAATCAACAACACTGCTATAACAGCAAGGCCATACTGTGGTTCATCACCAGAGATAGCGTCAGCAAACATTTTACAAGATGGGTTCATAGTCATAAAAGCAAGAACAGCAATAGCTAGTAATCTAACTACTACAAAAAGGAAATTGTTTTTCATAATAAAGTTGGTTTAATTAGTTAGTAAGGGTGTTTGGTACACTAATACATTGTACAAGCTCTGGCTGTGTGTAGTCTACACATACAAGAGTGCTGTGCGGGTGGCTGCGTGCGTGGCGTGGGTGGGTGTGCTGTCCTCTGTGTGTGTTGTTGTTCTTCCTCAGAGAGATGTCAGTGTTTTACCTAATACACAAGTGTGCTGTGGCAAAAGCATGGGGGTACCCATGGCGCTGCGTGAGGGCGGGGAGTTGTTGCATAGTAGGTACCCACACTTTCATCCTCATTGCAAATTGCACCCCTTAGTACCCATAAAAAGAAACCCCCGCACTTATTAGGTGGGGGGTCTGTCTATACTGACTAAGTATAGGGGGGATCTTAATTAGCGTTGGTAGCTAGGAGGATGTCTTTCTCCCTGGAGAGTTCTAGACCATAGTGGACGCTTTCGCTTGTTCCTATGGCGAGTTTATAGAGAAGGCCCCCTGCTGTTACAAGAATACCAGTAACAACAAGTATGTTTTGGTCTGGGTCTGTACGTAGGTAGACAATGTCCCCTAGTTCGTATTCGTTGTTTATGTGCATAGTGGTGAAGTTATTTGTATTCGTGTTCAAGTATCTTACCTACCAAGTCAGAACGGTGGTTGTGTGCTAGTTTAATCCACTCAATACCATCAATCTTCTTTGATAATTCTATAGCATAAGAGAGTCCGTTGAACTCATCTCTGATGTCTTTTTGTTCATTGTCCCCATTGATGACTATTTTACCTGTCTTACCCAATCGTGTAAGGATTGCTAGCATCTGTCCTTTTGTAAGGTTCTGTGCTTCCTCTACTATAAGGATATCTTCAATAGTCTTACCTCTGATGAACTGTACAGGTAATGCCTTTACTTTCTCAGACTTTATAATATCATCAATCTTCTCTTTTGTGTAGCATTTACCAAGGTTTTCCATGAATGCTTCTAAGTATGGATCAAACTTCTCTCCAAGACTACCTGGTAAAAACCCTAATGAGTTACCTACTTCAATGGTTGCGCGTGTTACAAACACATGGTCGCACTCCTCTTTAAATAAGAAGTCTAAAGCAGTTTGAGCTGATACAAGTGATTTTCCGCAACCAGCGCGACCAGTGATAATGACTATCTGGTTTTCCCTAATAAGTCTTTTTGCCTCCTTCTGCTCTTCATTTAAAGTTACTTGATACTTGATTTCTTGCTTGCGGATACGTTTAGGCTCTTTCATAATGTGGAGGTCTACACTTCTAAGATAGGGAAACATTTGAATAGTTGTATTCTTTTCAATTATTTATCTAAATAAATTTGCAAAAGTTAAACTTGTGAAGTATATTTGTAGTGTAACAACTTTTAAAGTTTAAAAATCAATACAACAATGTCAAACGAAAAAGACAAAAAGGAACTCCCTTCTCAAGAGCAAGTTATTTCTTGGTATAAGGAGCAAATTGAATTAGCAAAACTACGTGCTGAATTGGCTCAGTTGCAGAAGGATGCAGCTGTTGCAGACGCTCAACGTTTACAAGCTGTGCGTGTTATTGCACAAATTCAATCAGAACAACCAGGCGCTGATGAGTCTGATGAAGATCAAGATGAAGCACCTAGTGAAGCTAAAACCGCAACCTTAACTAAAACAAAATAAATCTCATGAGTTTACCATTTAAAGCACTTAAAGGTCGCAGGATCCTAGTAGAAAAACCTGTACGTCCAGAATCAACGATTGAATTAACAGAAGATGTTAAACAACGTATGGAAATTGAAATGATGCGTCAATGGACAAAGCTTGAAGTTTTTGCTATTGGTGAAGACGTTGAGTCAATTGCTGTTGGAGATAAAGTATATCTTCCTTCTGGAGCTTTACAATCAGCTGAAGTAGTTGATGTTGAAGGTCAATTAAAATTGATGGTTAGCGAATTTGATGTCGCTATCATCTGGTAATACCAAAGCGGGATGGTGTAGTGGTAGCATGCAAGCCTCATAAGCTAGAGATCTAGGTTCAATTCCTAGTCCCGCAACTAAAAAACCTGCATGTTGTTTTTGGTGGAAACAACAACCAGTCTTGCGCTGGGCAGGTGAAAATAACTTAATAATGAAAACCAACATGCAAGTAAATCGCATACAAAAAAAGGTAAGGTTGAACGCACATGATTTAGTTAAATACCAAATCATGACTGAAGTAGTCTTTTTTGGAAAGGAACATTTGATTCCTTCTGACATGGAGTTACTTACCTTACTTGCTTTATGGGGTCCAGTTGAACTAGTATCGTTCTGTGCAACTGCAGCAAAGCACTTATATCCAGATATAAAACCTGAAGAGATTGCTGTACGTTCTCAGAATGTACGCAACAGAATTGTAAAGCTAGAAAAACGTGGTCTAGTAGAGAAAAGCAAGAAAGGTAAAAAGATGATTCAGCTTGCTGAAAAGATCACTCTTGCATCAAAAGGTAATGTATTGTTGGATTATAATTTCTTAGCTCTTGAAACCAGTAAAGCGTAAACAGATAACTATAAAGACTGCAAATGAAATGGAACTGCCAGTAGAACTGGTGGACGATGTGGTCAAGTTCTTTTACAGTGAGTTGCATAAGTCATTGATATCCTGTGATGATATAGCAATTGAAGTACCTAAGTTGGGTACATTTGTTGTTAAGTCAAAGTCACTAGATCATTTGATACAGCACACAGAAGCAAAGATACCTTATTTGAGAAATGTAGGAACTATGCGTGCTTATGAATCTTCATTGGAGAATGAACGTTACTTAGTTAAGTACAATGTTTTACGTGAAACATTGGATAGTGAGCGTAAACGCAAAGAAGAAATAAAACAAAAAAGGTGGAACCATGAAAATAAATCTGATACACATCTGGAAGAATAAAGGTAAAATTGCAGAAGGCGTTGCAAATTCTATCTTTAAAAAAGAACACATTGAAGAAATTGCAAATGAGCGATTACAAACATGCATGTCTTGTGAGCATATAGATAAGACAGGAAGCAAGTGTGCTGTTCCTGGAACACAACCTTGTTGTGCTTTATGCGGATGTTCACTAGCTTTTAAAACACGCTCGTTATCTTCAAAGTGTGATATTGACAACTGGTCAGCAGCTGTAACTCAAGAAGAGGAAGATTTAATAAAACAAAACTTAAAATAATGGCACTTGTATTTGAACCAACAACGCACTCATATAAGTCCATTGACTCTACAGATTCAACTATTTGGACTAGCGTAACTACTTTACTTGGACATTTAAAGCAACCTTTTGACAGCAATGCTATTGCAAAAAAAAGTGCTGCAAGTAAAAAGAGTAAGTGGTATGGCATGTCACAAGAGAAAATCCAAGAAGCTTGGAAACGTGAATCTGACAGAGCATGTACGTTGGGTAACTGGTATCACGATCAACGTGAGCAGGATATTACATCTTGTGTTGTTATAAACAGACATGATGTTGAATTGCCTGTTATCAGACCAATGCATGATGAAGCTGGTTTAAAAGTAGCGCCAAATCAAAAGTTAATAGAAGGAATCTATCCAGAACATATGGTGTACTTGCGTAGTGCAGGTATCTGTGGGCAGAGCGATCTGGTGGAAGTAGCAAATGGTTTAGTTCACATCACCGATTACAAAACCAACAAGGAGATTAAAACTGAATCATTTAAAAATTGGGAGGGTATATCACAGAAAATGCTTCCACCAGTCTCCCACTTAGATGATTGTAACTTGAATCATTACAACTTACAATTGTCTATTTACATGTTTATGATTCTTAAACACAATCCTACTCTTAAACCTGGTGATTTAATTATTCACCATATCTTATTTGAAGAAGAAGAAGAGAAAGATGAGTTTGGGTATCCTATTAGTAAGTTAGATGAACAAGGTAGTCCAATTGTAAAAGATATTGTACAGTACAAACTACCATATCTTAAAGATGAAGTATTAAGTATACTTACTTGGTATAAAGATAACGCAGCTAAACTGCAGAAAAAGAAAAAATAATGGTTAAGCTATTTGATATACATAATGGTAAGATAGTTCCTTCAGAACATTGCTATACATTAAAAGCATTGAAAGATATCATGGAAGTATATCCAGAAGATTACGTGAATGTGTATGCTTATTTGTTTTACATGTCCTGTCCAAATCCTGATTTAAATCCATTCTTTGATGTGCAAGAAAATGACAAAGAAGAATTAATCCTTACACAACTTAAAGTCACATTTTCAACTGAAGATGAACATATAGTTATTGCATTAGAATTGTGCAAGAAGTTATATGAAACTCCAACATACAGAGCGTACATGGGTCTTAAGTCAATGCTTGACAGACTTGCTCGTTATATGGAAACAACACAGATTGAGCATGGACGCGATGGAAATATCAACTCATTAGTTAATGCAGCTGCAAAATTTGAAGCTATACGTATGAGTTTTAAAGGAGCGTACAAAGACTTGATGGAAGAACAGAAGAGTCAAGTACGTGGAGGACAACACTTATCTTACGATCAAATGTAAATACAATGAAGAAAAAAGCATTCTACGAAAAACTTGGATACATGTATGTATCAATCTCTGTTAAGTTAAACAGGTTCAATCTATTACCTAAATTAGCTGACTATCTATTAGATAGAGGCTCCTTGTATTATATACATGGTGGTAAAAAGATTATAAATGATAAACCAGCTTTGAAAGAAGAGTGGATGTATGATTGGAGATTTCACTTCAACCCTTATACTCAAGAGTGGGTTGCTTATCATGTGGAAGATTCACGTCAATATCTTAATGGTAAAGAAACTAAGCATGTTGTTATCAGAACAAAAACGCTTGAAGCAATGCTTACAACTTTATTGATTGTTCATAACAAAGATCACAAGAACTTATATGGTTGTTAAAATTGTAAAACCAGGTGGTGAAATGTTTGATTTTGACTCCAGAAATGGAGAAATACCAAACAAGAATGAAACACTTTTATTAGATGGTGAAGTATTTGTTGTACGCAGCAGAACTTTGTTTTTAGAATCTGACCCTGTTAGCAAGAAAATAGTAACGTCTGGCGTTAGTATTTTATTAAGCTATAAAGAACTTGCATAATGTATCGTAGTATACCCACATATAATGACACAACTGGTGAGTGGTCACACACAGATTTTGGAACACGTGAAGAGTTTGTAGAATTTTTGTGGTCTATATTCAAAGAACCTGGCTTGTATAACTTTGATGAAACATCATTAAAGTTTAATGAGCAAGCACGTATCTTTAACAAGAATGGATTCTACTGTGTAGCACCAAACAGAAGTAAGGACTTTGTACAGTACTGGGATGACCAAAAAGATAAATGCAGAAATGGTGTTATTTATATTGGTAAATCTGGCACATGGTATCTACCACGTGGATATTACATGTGGTTAAACTTCTTACCTATCTATAATAAAGAGGTAGCCAAGTTTACATTTGCTGATGTTAGAGATGCACAGTACCATATGGCATTGTATGAAGAGATTGCAAAACACTCTTATAAACATGTGGCAATCCTTAAGAAACGTCAGATTGCGTCTTCTTACTTCCACGCTGGTATTTTAATTAACTCATTCTGGTTTGAAGAAGGTTCTATCAATAAGATTGCTGGTTCCTTAAAAGATTACATTAATGAGAAAGGTACATGGCGTTTTTTGGAAGAGTACAGAAACTTCCTGAATACACATACAGGTTGGTATAGACCATGTAATCCAGATAAGGTACTTAACTGGGAACAGAAGATTGAGGTAAACCAAGGTGGCAAAAAACGTGACGTTGGTTTAAAATCAGTTGTTATTGGTACAGCGTTAGATAAAGATCCAACAAATGGTGTCGGTGGTCCTTGTTCTATCTTCTTTCATGAGGAAGCAGGTATTGCTCATCAAATGGGTACAACACTAGAGTATTTGCTACCTGCCATGAAATCTGGTATGATCTATACAGGTATGTTTATTGCAGCAGGATCTGTGGGTGATTTGGAACAATGTGAACCTTTGAAAGATCTTATACTAAATCCTGACGCAAAAGATGTACTTAAAGTAAGTACAGATCTGTTAGATGATCAGGGTCAAATAGGAGAATGTGGATTGTTTATACCTGAGCAATGGAGCATGTTACCATGTATAGACAACTTTGGTAACAGTCTTGTTGAGAAAGCAAAAGAATTAATTCTGGCAGAACGTATTGAGTGGAAACAGAAACTAAGAGCTGATGAATATCAGTTACGTGTTTCTCAGAAACCTATGTATATCTCAGAAGCTTTCAGTTCAAGAAAAGCCAGTGTGTTTCCTATGCACTTGGTAACCAAGCAGTTACGCAGAATTGAGGACAAAGAATACTTTACAGAACATCTTGAATTATCACGCGATGACGCAGGTAAAGTAGTAGCTAAAGAATCACGTAAGCTACCTATCAGAGAGTTTCCTATATCTCCAAAGACACAAGACAAGGAGGGCGTGTTATGCGTTTACGAAAGACCTGCAAAAGATCCTGCGTTTGGAACTTATTATGCAAGTATTGACCCTGTATCTGAAGGTAAAACAACAACATCAGATTCATTGTGTTCTATATATGTTTACAAAACTAGCTTAGAAGTAACAAAGCATAAAGCTGATGGTACAATAGAACAGTCAATTGAAAGAGACAAAATTGTAGCTTCTTGGTGTGGACGTTTTGACGATCTTAATAAAACGCATGAACGTCTGGAAATGATTATTGAGTGGTATAATGCTTGGACAATTGTGGAAAATAACGTTTCTTTGTTTATCCAGTACATGATATCACGCAGAAAACAAAAGTATTTGGTACCAAAAAGCCAGATTATGTTCCTTAAAGAACTAGGTTCTAACTCCAATGTATACCAAGAGTATGGTTGGAGAAACGTAGGTAACATCTTTAAAGGAAACTTGATATCTTATGCTGTGCAGTTTTTGGAAGAAGAGATACACCATGAAACTAAAACTGATGGGGAGATTGTTAAAACTACCTATGGTATTGAGCGTATCCCAGATATCATGTTATTAAAAGAAATGCAAGCTTACAGAGATGGATTGAACGTGGATAGACTAGTAAGTTTTTGCGCATTGGTGGCATTTGCAAGGGTTCAAGAGTCAAACAGAGGATATTCACGTCGTGTTGAACGAGAAGACACCAGTAATTTGGATAACTTGTCTAAAAGAGGTATATTAAGTATGAACCCCCACCATAATAACAGAAGGGGGCAAACAACTGTTTCACCATACCACAAACCTCGCAATCCATTTAGAAACCTACGTTAGGTAAATCACACAATATTATAAGAATATGGCACTAGTATATAATGCAATGCAGTTAAAGAATGGGGCGAAAGCAGAGTACAACCGTATGGGTACTTTGACTCAACCTGTTCAATTTTTGCCACGTGATGAAAAAAGTGATTCATGGGGTGGATGGAACATGGACTGGTTAGAGATGCAAGGTCTCAAACAGTTAAGACGTAATGCACGCAGATTGTTAAAGAACTATAAATTAGCAAATGGTGTTATTGACAGAACTGACTACATTATTGAAGAAGATAATGAAATGGCAGATCTTATTGAAACCTTGACTAAAGAAGATCAAAGTGCGTTTGAATTAAAGTTTTTCCCAATTGTACCAAACGTATTAAATGTATTAACAGGAGAATTTGCTAAACGCAATGATCGCATTATTTATCGCGCTGTTGATGAAACGAGCTTCAATGAATTGTTGGAAGCAAAACGTACTATGTTGGAAGAATCGCTTGTTGCACTTGGTGAACAAAGGATGCAAGAAAACATTCAAAAGATGGGCCTTAATCCTCAAGATCAACAACAAGCACAACAGATTCAACAAATGATGTCTCCTGAGAGCATCAAGAGTTTACCAGAAATTGAAGAGTTTTTTAAAAAGGACTATCGTTCTTTGGTAGAAGAATGGGCAACTCACCAACACAAAGTTGATGAGGAGCGCTTTTATATGAAAGAATTAGAGAATCTTGCATTCAGAGATATGCTTATTACAGATCGTGAGTTCTGGCATTTCAAGATGAATGAGGATGACTATGATATTGAGATTTGGAATCCAGTATTAACATTCTACCACAAATCTCCTGATGCACGTTACATTTCACAATCTAACTGGGCAGGACGTATGGATCTTTTAACGTTATCTGACGTTATTGATAAGTATGGTTGGATGATGTCTGATGATCAGTTAAAGTCTTTGGAAGCTATTTATCCTGTAAAATCTGCAGGTTATATGATTCCAGGTGTACAGAATGATGGTAGTTACTATGATCCTACACGTTCACATGAGTGGAACGTACAAGGACCATCATTAGGTATGCGTCAGTTCCTTAGCGCACGTGATACATTTGTTAATACAGGTGATGATATTATCTTCCGCATTCTTAATGAATCAGAAGACTTGCAAGATTTAAGTAATTTGAATTTGCTACGTGTAACTACTTGTTATTGGAAGAGCCAACGTATGGTTGGTCATCTAACTAAAGTAGATGAGGAAGGTATGTTGGAAGATATGATTGTAGATGAGAACTACAAAGTAACAGTTAAACCAATATATGACACGTCTGTGTTTAAAAAGAAATCACGTGAAACATTAGTTTCTGGTGAGCACATTGATTGGATCTGGATTAATGAAGTTTGGGGTGGTGTCAAAATTGGACCAAACAGACCAAGTTTCTATGGTAACGTTGATAACATGGGATTCTCTCCTATCTATTTAAATGTTAAACCAGTTAAGTTCCAGTTCAAAGGTGACTTTACTTTATATGGTTGTAAGCTTCCAATTGAAGGTGCTGTATTCTCTGATCGTAATACAAAGAGTACATCATTAGTAGATAAGATGAAACCTTACCAGATTGGCTATAATCTAGTTAATAACCAGATTGCTGATATCTTGGTAGATGAATTAGGTACTGTAATTGTACTTGATCAAAATGCATTACCACGTCACTCAATGGGTGAAGACTGGGGTAAGAACAATTTCTCAAAAGCATTTGTGGCAATGAAGAATTTCCAGATGCTTCCTTTAGATACTACAATTGCTAATACTGAAAGCGCTACTAACTTCCAACATTATCAAGTGTTGAACTTAGATCAAACTAATCGTTTGATGACACGTATTCAGTTATCTAACTACTTTAAGAGTCAGTGTTTTGAAGCTATTGGTGTTAATCCTCAACGTATGGGTACACCTATTTCACAGCAAACTGCTACTGGTGTAGAACAAGCAATGAACGCTTCTTACTCACAAACTGAGATGTACTTTGTACAACACTCAGAATACTTAATGCCACGTGTACACCAAATGCGTACAGACTTGGCACAGTACTATAACTCTAACAGACCATCTTTACGTTTACAATACGTAACTAGCTTGGATGAAAAAGTTAATTTCCAAATCAATGGTACTGAGTTACTTGCACGTGATTTAAATGTATTTGCTACAACACGTGTTAGTCAGCGTCAAGTTATGGAACAAATACGTCAACTTGCATTAAATAACAATACTGCAGGTGCTTCTATTTATGATTTGGGTAATATCATCAAAGCTGATTCATTAGCTGAGATTACACATGTTATGAAGGGTATTGAAGAGAAGAATACAAATGCTAAGCAGCAAGAACAACAAGCAATGCAAGAGACTGAGAAAATGAAGCAAGAAGCAGAAAATCAACGTCAAGAAGCAATGCTTAAATTCCAAGCTGAACAAAAAGCATTGGATCGTGCAAATGATATCCAAGTTGCTGAAGTACGTTCTGCTGGTTACACTGCTATGCAAGACATGAACAAAGACAACCAATCAGATTATATTAACACACTTGAATACTTGGATAAGAAGCGCGCACGTGAAACAGATCAAGCTTTATCACGTGACGCAGCTTTAACAAAACAAGCGTCTGAGCAACAAAAACTTGATTTGAAACGTCAAGAAATTGCATCACGCGAAAGAATTGCAGACAAGCAAGTTCAAGTTGCACGTGTGAACAAGAACAAGTACGACAAAAAAGATTAACAAGATAGCGTTATAGTGCATATTTAATACACTTTACCTTTCTAAAATGTAAATCTTTCAAGTTTATCTTGTAGATTGTATATGAAGATAAATTTAAACCAACTATCTTATGAGTATTGAAAACAAAAACACTACAGTTGATAGTGTTACAATTGACAGCATTGATGACTTTTTACCTATGCCAGGTGCTGAATCAATAGTAACACCAGAAGGTGGTGAAGAAGAAAAACCAGGAATTTTTTCAGCTCCTGGAAAAACAGTTGACATGGGATTCCTTGAATCTGATAAAGATGATGAGGAAAAAGAACCAACAGCAACTGAGAAAAAAGCTGAAACAGCACAAGCATTAGCTGCTTTAGATTCAGAACTTGAAGCTGCTGCAGAAGATGAAGAAGCTGGAAAACCTGGACGTAAGCGCTTAGACAAAAGTGGTCTAGTAGATACATTCAGTAAACTCATCGAAGAAGGAATGATTGTTCCTTTTGAAGATGAAAAACCTTTGGAAGAGTATTCTATTAAAGATTGGAAAGAGTTGCTTCAAGCAAATTTTGAAGAACGCGAAAGATCAATTAGAGAACAAACTCCAAAAGAGTTCTTTGAATCTTTACCTCAAGAGTTACAGTATGCAGCTGAGTATGTTGCACGCGGTGGACAAGACATGAAAGGTCTTTTCCAAGCTTTAGCTCAAGTAGAAGAAGTACGTAACTTAGATGTCAATGAACCTGGACATCAAGAAATCATTGTACGTCAATACTTACAAGCAACTAACTATGGTAATGGAGATGCAGATCTTATTGAAGATCAAATTACTGAGTGGATGGAAATGGGTACACTAAGTAAAAAAGCACTTCAGTTTAAACCAAAGTTAGATCAAAAGCAAGAAGAAATTGTTCAATATAAACTTGCACAACAAGAAGCTTTCCGTCAACAACAAGAAGAACAAAAACGTGCCTACATGGACAACATTTATCACACCTTGAAACCAGGTGATTTAAATGGTGTTAAGTTGGATGGCAAACGTCAGAAGTTCTTATGGGATGAATTAACTACTGTAAAGTATGCTTCAATGACAGGACGTCCAACTAACTTGTTGGGTAAATTGTTAGAAGAGCATCAGTTTGGTAAAACTCCTCGTTATGACTTGATTGCAGAAACACTTTGGTTATTATCTGATCCAGATGATTATAAAGAAAACATTCGCAAGCAAGTTAAATCTGAAGTTACACAGGATACAGTACGTAAACTAAAAACTGAAGAAGCACGCAAAATTGCTAGTTCTAATAAAGACGAAGAGGATGAAAAGCCAATCTCACGTAAGATTCCACGTCCTGCAAACATTTTTAAACGTTAACCTTAAACAATAAACAAAATAAACAATTACTATGTCAACACCTGTTTTAAACAACGGACTGTTCCTACGCGATACTAACTACAAGGTTAGTTCCCATGTGGACAGCTACCACTTGGTGAACATGCTAAAGAACACTGAACCTATGGATTTAGGTCCAGTTGATCTTTGGGCAATGACCCAAAAGGTAGAAATGCCTCTTTATCAGATGGCATCATTTGGTGGTAAAAACACCATTTTAGTAGACAACGCTCGTGGCGAGTACAAATGGCAAACTCCTATCGTACAGGATTTACCTTACATCGTTGAAGACGTTGAACCTACAAACACTACACTTGGTATTGATGGTACTACCTTCAAAATCAAATTAAACAAGCGTGCTTTTGGTCACGGTGATATCATCACTTATGACAAGTACAAGGGATTGGAAATGTACATCGTTGCTGATGACATTCTTCCTGGCGCTGATGGATTTATCTACACTGTTCAGTTGGTTAACAACAACAGTACTGCTTCTTTGGATAAGAAGTATTTGAAACCTGGTACTAAGTTCTTCCGTAAAGGTTCTGCTCGTGGTGAATACGGTGAGCGTTTCTCTGACATTGGAGAATTGAACGCTGGTTTCCGTGAGTACTACAACTTTGTTGGTGGTGCTGAAGCTCACGTTCACTATTCAGTATCTTCTCGTGCAGAGTTGATGATGAAAGGTGGTTTGAATGCTGATGGTACAGTTCCTGTAACTGAGATCTGGCGTTCATTTGACTCAAATCTTGCTAACGATCCTTCATTGACTAACATTGATGCGATGGTTAACAAAATGGGTAAAGACTACATCAAGAAAGCTTATGACAATGGTACATTGACTCGTACGTTCTTGACAAAGATGGAAGCTGCTCACTTGAGCAAAGTTGCTAATGACATCGAAACTTACTTAATGTGGGGACAAGGTGGAAAGATTAAGCAAGATGGTCCAGATGATATCCGCTTGTCAGTGGGTCTTTGGGGTCAATTGGATAACTCTTTCAAACGTGTTTACAATAAGTCTGGTTTCAGTCTTGAGTTGTTCCGTTCTGAGATCTTCAACTTCTACAATGGTAAGGTTGAATTAAAAGGACCAGATCCTCAACGTCAGATCATTGTACAAACTGGTATGGCTGGTATGCGTTTGATCAACGAAGCAATCAAGAAGGAAGCTTTCACAGCTAACTTAGGTGGTGGTCTTATCGCAAACATGGATAAATCAGGTGTTGGTGCTATTTCTGGTAACAACTCTATGGATTTGAACTTTGGTTTTGCGTTCACTAGCTACACAATTCCATTCTTAGCTAACGTTAAGTTTGTATTGAACCCAGCTTTTGATAACGTTCATACCAACGATATTGAGAATCCAATCATTGATGGATATCCATTAAGCTCTTACAACTTCATCGTGTTTGATATCACTGATAACACAAATGACAACATTTACTTGTTGAAATTGAAGTGGGATAGCGAAATGAGATGGTTCTACCAAAACGGTACTATGGATTACATGGGACGTACGCAAGGTTTCGCTTCTAGTGGAAACTTCAACGGATACCGCGTATTCATGACACAAACAATGCCTTCTATCTGGGTTAAAGATCCAACGAAAGTATTGAAGATCGTTATGCGTAACCCAATCACTGGTGGTTCATTCTAACTAATTGTGTATCTTTGGGGAGATAATCTTCTCCCCATTGACTACACATAACAATACTCCACCTCCCGTCAGTACTACTGACTTTTCTTTTCTGCCTGGCGAAATCCAGGCAACTCCTGTAAGCAACACCTTGACGTGGTTCAGGAGCTTAGGCGCAAGCTGACCAACGTTGCAAAAATTTAAAAACCCACAAACCAACAATCTCCGTATGGAAGTAACAATGATTGAGAAGCACAATTCTCTAAAAAGAAATGCTAGTATTAGCATTCGCCCTTATGTAGACAATACCTATGCAAACATGGGATTGGAACGCTACAACATGACGCTCTTTGAAGGATGTTTTCACGAAGAACCACTTATGTGTCTTGAAAACAATGGTATCAGACGTTACGTTACAGGTCTTAATGAGTTCGCACCAGAACTTAAAGATTTGGATAATGATGAAAGAGAAGCTGCAATTAAGCAGATACGTATTACAGTTGCGCAATTAGAAAAAGAATTAGCGTCAAATGTGATTGATCCAAATGATAATGAGTTTTGGAATAAAGTTAAATTGCTACGTCCTGACAATGCAGAATTCTGGGAAAAGATTGTTTTGCGTTTAGGTAATGATCCTGTGTTTTTGGATCCTGCTAAAGATCCTTATGATCTTATCAAGATGAAAGCAATTGAAGCAGGTGGATTTTCTATGATTGCGAAATCAATGGAAGAGGCACGCAGAATTACTGGTTCTAAATTCTATTTAGATAAGTTTGAAGAAACTGCTCAAATTCGTACTGAAGTTAAGAAGTTGCGTAACAAAGCTCTTGCAGAATTGCAGAAGTTGTTTGATAAAAATCAAAACAAGTTATTCTACGTTTGTAAGATTGTTGATCCAAATTCAACACAGTATCGTAAAACTACACCATCAGATATCATGTATGATAACATGGATAAATATATCAATGGTGAAGGAGTAGATAAGGATAAAAAGAAAACAGCACAACGTTTCTTAGATGTTGCAAATCTAGACATGGAAACATTAAAGATGCGCGCAATCGTAAAAGATGCAAACTTCTACAAGTTAATTGCAACACGTGGTGATGGTTTTATTTATCACATGAAGAGTGCTACAATGGTAGGTAAAAACCCATCAGATGTAGTAGAGTATTTGAAAAATCCACTTAATGAGGAGATCTTAATGGATCTTACAAAGAATGTGGAGAAAATGTGGAACCAATAAAATTATACCTGAGCGGGTATAATTTGATTAGAAATACTTAAATTATACCCTAACGGGTACACGCATATGAACAACAACCTATTACAAATCAAGTTTAAAGAACGCTTAAACAAATTAGCGTCTTTGGATTATGACAACATTGAATGTTGGCAGATTACTGAAGCTTTCAATAAAGCTCAGCTAGAATGGGTACGTCGTCAAGTTAATGGTATTAACCAGTCAAAAGCAGGTGATGAATCAACAGACATGAAGATTGATGATTTGCAAATACTTCTGAAATCAGATATATTGACAACTGCTAAATACCCAACTTACAATGAGACTGAGTTTTTACCAGCTGATTATTTATACTTTAAACGTATAGGTGCAGAAGCAAAAACTGAATGTTGTCCTAATCGTGCAGTAATTGCTTATTTAGCTGCTGAAGCAGACGTAGACAATTTATTAGCTGATGTATTACGTGGTCCAAGTGCTGAATGGGGTGAAACATTTGCTACATTTATAGGCAACAGAGTACGTATTTACACAAATGGTAAGTTTGATATTGAAAATGCTAAGTTAACTTATTATCGCAAACCACGTCCAATCAGCTTTTATGGTTGTATGGATATTGCTACAAACACATTATCAGCAAATGTTGAGTGTGAATTTAAAGATGATATAGTTGAGTTAATTATTGATGATGCTGTAAGTATTATTGCTGGTGATATTGAAAGTTCTAACCAGTATTCACGTAACAAAACAAATTCAAATCTTAATACATAATGGAACAGTCAAGCAATGGCAATATGCTAAAACGTACATTAGCGACTCCTGTTAAAAGCACTGCACCAACAGTTGCTCCTGGAGTTAAAGCACCATCAATAAAAGGTAAAAACATTTTATTATCTGATGAGTGCGTATCTTATCTTAACTATCGCATTGAACAAGAAGAGTATTCTTCAAGAATATATCTTGCAATGTCTATGTGGTTAAACAACAATGGTTACACTAATGCTGCTGCATTGTGGAAAAAATATTCAAATGAAGAATTAGCACATGCTGATTGGGCGCGTGAATATTTGTTAGCAATGGGTGTACAACCAATGACTCCAAGATTGGATGCTCCAATTCAAGAGTTTTCTGGTTTACCACAAATCATCCATGATTCTTACGATCATGAGATTGTTGTAACTAAACAAGTTAAAGATCTAGCTACTGATGCTTTTAAGAAAGGTGATCACATGTTATATGAGTTAACCTTGAAATACTTGAAAGAACAAGTAGAAGAGCATGACAAAATGCAGAACTGGGTTGATCAATTAAATGCTTTTGGTACTGACAAAGTAGCATTACGTTTACTTGACAATGAAATGGGATAATAATTTTTAGTAAATCTTTGAAGTTTAAAAACAGAATTGTATATTATATATGAGTTCTGTTACTCACAAAATATTTTTTTATAAACCCAAAATCTAAATTAAAATGGCTTATTTTCCTCACGCGTACCAGAAGATGCTGGTAACAAAAGATGGCACCGATGCTTCAGGCTTCATCGTAGGTGCAGGTACAGCTACATCTGCTTTGACTTATGGTCAGTTGGCACTTGTTAGCGCTACCACTAACACAAGCTTGGCTTTGTCTTCAGGTACTTCTTACACAGGTTCACCATTGGTGTACTTGGCACAAGGTAGCTACCACTCAGTAGACAAAATTGGACCTTATCATGGAGGTTACAAAGAAACTGTTAAATCTAAGGGTATCAATCCTAAGTATGTTAGCGCTTTCTACGTTACACAACCAACTAGTCCAGTGAACGAAGTAATGAACATTAGTTACACTTACTCTAGTTCATGTCCAGTTGTTTGTAACAAAACGTATCGTTTGCGTCTTGACATCAAGGGTTCTCCTGCTCTTCGTTTCTTGACACACAATGCTTACTTTACATTGGATGCTAACTCTGGTTGTTGCGATTCTTCAAACAGTGCAATTGATCCAAATTATGTAATGTTACAATGGGCAGAACGTATTGCTACTTACAACACTTTGAAAGACTTTGTAATGCCAATCGTTTGGAGTCGTGTTAAAGTATCTGGTACAGCTGCTACTGCTTCTGCTACTGCTGCTTCTGCATTGACTATGACTCGCGATGGTATCTATGCTGGTGATAAAGTTATCTTTACTCCAACTACTGCTACTTCAGCTACAAGTTCAACAATTGCTGGTAACACTTTCACAGTTGGTACTGCTACTAACACTGTATTCTCTGTAGGTCAAACTATCACAGGTACTGGTGTTGCTGCTGGAACTGTTATTACTGCATTAGTTTCTGGTGGTGGTGGAACAGGTTCTGTATTCACAGTTAACATTGCACAGACTGTTTCTTCAACAACTATTTCTTCTACATCTCCTGTTACTGCTTTTGTAAGTTCTTCTTACACAAATACAACTGGTTCTGGTGCTGTTGCTTTAGTTGCTGCTACTAACTTGTACACTCCAAGTGCTACAACAATTAGTGCATTTACAACTACTACAATCACTCCTGCTGTTTACCACAAAGTAAACACTTCTTTGGTTAATGGTACTTATTTGTATGATGCTACTTTGAACCCTTCTGGTTACCAACCAATCACTGGTTCTGCTGTTGCAACTGCAAATCCTGAATCATTTATGGAATTAGTAACTGCTTATGTTGAAACACAATTTGGTAATGCTTCTTTTTACCCAACTGACCACTTTGAATTACAACCTTTAGAACTTTATGCTTCTATGTTAGACAGTGAAGGTAACGTTTGTGTTACTTCATGTTTTGTTCCTACAGAAAAACAACAAAGTTTGCAAGGTCGTGGTTTTGGTGAACCATTAGTTCGTGAATTGATTCTTGCTAAACGCTACCAACAAGAACCATTCCAATTGGATCCACGTTTACGTGAAGTATTGAACGATACTACATTGTCTTATGTTGATGCAGCTGGTAACATTGTTAACGGTGAGATTAGTCGTGCAGCTAAATACTATGTATATAACATTTTACACAGTGTTCCTCGCAAAGCTAACCCAAGTGGTACAATGGATAGTGATCAATATCTTATCAAGATTGTTACTCCTGCTCGTAACACTGCGTTTGAGCAAGGTTTCATCAAGATGTTGAATGACTTTGGTAACTACGATTGCGGTACTGCTATCACAGTAACTGTTTAATCATAAACTTTAACAAATAAAAGGAGGAAGAGGAAACTCTCCTCCTTTTTTTGTTTTTGTCTGTAATTTTTTGTATTTTTTTAGTAGAGGATAATTTACATCAAAATGGCACTTAAACATCATTTAGCATTAGACATACCAGATACAGCATGTGATAACATATTGCGTATTGTAGACGCATCTGTTTATGCTACTGGATTAGACGTAGATTGTCCAAGATTGGATATTACGCTACCTGGATTTACCATACCAGTTTATGTTACTACATTTGTTCCAGGTGAATCTATCAATTTAAATGCAATTGATTTAGGACTTATCCCTGTAAACTCACCAGAAATTATGAGTTTACCTGATGGTTTGTATACTATCAGATATAGTGTTTCACCTAATGATAAAGTATATGTAGAATACTATCACTTACGTGTAACAAAACTTTTGAATACATACTGGAAAGAAGTATGTAAAGTACAATTAGCTCCATGCGAACCTTCTGTTGAACAACATGAAAAGTTACATGACTTGCGTTATATCAAAATGTACATTGATGGAGCAAAAGCAAAAACTGAATACTGTCATTCACCTAAAGATGGTGTTAACATGTATCTTTATGCTAAAAATTTACTAAGTAAATTCCAATCAGGTTGTTGCATAACCTGTAAATAATAACTCTAAAACCAACAAATATGAGTACTTGTCAAAATTGCAATGCAGCATTAACATGCGGATGTCAAATCAGAACAGCTTCAAATGGTAAAAATGTATGTAGTTCATGCATACAATCTTACGAAGCTCAAATTGCTCAAGCTAAATTAAATCAAACAAACTTATCACAAGGATGATGGAAACACCTATAGTTCATATTAACAGATTGTTTGCTGATACAGTTTTTCAAGAAGTGCGTAAAAAACGCTTTGGGTTAAAAATTTGTAAAGCACATGTTGATATGGATCTTGCAGATGATTTAAGAAACATTTATACAAGACAATTAGAATTAATTGACTGTGGATGTAATCCAAATTTATCTTCTTGTGAAAGAGTAAAAGTTGAAGAACGCATTAATACATTATAATGGAACCAATAAATACATCAAATAAAGATACGCAAGCTTGTATACCAATCAGTTCTAACTGTGTGGTATGGCAAGGTCCAGATATCCCATGTATTAACTTATGTTCTGGTGATAATATAACTGAGGTTGTATATAAACTTGCAACAAAGTTGTGTGAAATGGCTGATCAAGTACTTGATATTACTGCACTTGATTTGACATGTTTAAACCCTAGCACAGGAGTTACAAACCAAACTCAACTTATTCAGTTATTAATTAACAAAATTTGTGAAGCATTAAATTGCTGTAACAACAGTGGTGGTATTGTGCCTGGTACTAGTTTTTATGATTTACCAGTATGTTTACAATATACTGAGAATGATCAAGTAATAACACAATTACCTTTAGACGATTACTTAACGTATTTGGCTACTAATATCTGTGATATAATTACAGATATAAATAGTTTAACTACACGTGTTACAACATTGGAAATTGCTGTAGCTGAATTACAAGAAGCAACATATCCAACTGCAGACATATTCATTACTACACAGTGTGCAAGTGGTGGAACACCAGGTGTTACAATGGAAATACAAACAGCGTTTGAAAATTTTGAAGAAAAATTTTGTCAATTGCTGGGTTTACTTGGTTCTACTTCTGCCATAGATACGTTTATTGATGTTGAATGTGCAGGTATTGATACTGCTCCACAGTTAGCTGATCCAGGTAGTTTAATGAATGCATTACCAGGATGGACAAGTTCTCCATCAACTGTAATGCAAAATCTAACCAACCTATGGTTAGTTGTTTGCGATATGCGAGAAAAGGTTACTACTTGTTGTACAGGAACAATTCCTTGTTCTGCTGTACCTGTAAGTAATATTAATACAATTGTAGATGGAGTAAACAATACATTTACATGGACACCACCAGCATTAATTGTTGGCGCTCCTACACCTACATCATTATTACTTGAAATATTTAGATACACATCTGGTTCTGTTGTAACTCCTAGTGTGTATAATCAAACTTTTGCAGGAACAGCTGTTACATCAGGATCAATAAATGTAAGTGGATTTGCAGCATCTTATGATGAGTTATTTTATGTAAAAATAACAGCAATCTATTCTTGCGGTCAAGCTGAAGCATTTAACATTTTACATTTAGTGAATCCTTCTGTTGCTCCTTGTGTTCGTGTAACTGATAATGTTGTAACATCTTCAACTTCAATTACTTGTAGCGGATCTAACTATCCTGCAACACAACGTAACATTATAGTTGAATTGCGTGATGTAAGTAATAACTTAGTTATCAATACTTCAAGTGCTGCAACTGTACGTGTAATGTTCAGCTTAGCTTATTCTGGTGGTTCAACAACTACAGAATATGTTGATGTAGTTCTTCCAGTTGGTGTATCAAGCGTAAACTATACTTACTATAGTGCTGGTACACAAACTCATTCAGGATCTTGTACAGCATTTACAAGAACTTATCTTGGAGTTAACTCAGCAAGTTCTTCAATTGGTTCTCGTGCATTCTGCTCAGGCATAACTTATTATACTCCATAAACTGATAAATATTTTTTGAGATGTATCCAGAATTAAATAATAACTGCGGATGTCCAGATCCTACAGTACCAGCAGTAGAAATACCAGCACCTCCTGTATGTGAAGGTGAACCGTGTCCAGAAGTCATAAACACCACATGTGTTAGATATGATGGTCCTGCTATTGAATGTATTACTACTACAGTAAACATGACATTAAATGCTTTGATAATTGCAATTACAGATAAACTGTGTGCATTAGAAGCAGGTGGTAGTACAGGTGAAGGAGCTGTTACAGGCATTACATGGGGATGTGTTGTTGAACCAGAAACTACTTCAGTTTCTGATGCAGTACAAATGTTGGTTAATGCAATTAACAATACAATTATCAGATACAATGTAAATGATTTCACTGTAGTTGATGATGATGATTGTTCTGCGCGCACATTAACAATTAAAAAAGGCGTTTGGACACAAATTGCAAACAATGATATCCTTTGGTATAATGGATTTAGTGCAGCTACTCCAATTTATTATTTGTTAGATGCAGATGGAGTGATCCATTTAAAAGGTACATTGAGCAAATCAACTGTAATGGTTATGTCTTCAGCTACTTATTCAAGTGGTGTAGGTATTAAAATTGCTGAATTACCAGGGTATTTATTACCAGTTGCTGAAAGAAATACTAATACTCCATCAGCAATAAATGATTTTCCAATTTTAACTGTACCTGGATTTAACAATACATGTATTTATTCTACAGCTGGTCCTGTTAATCCTAACTATGCTTTACAATGGACTTTATCATGCAGTAAAACTGTTAGTGGAAGTAACTACTATTTTGCTATTAACGCATATGTTCCTTATGGTGCAACTGTAAATGGTGGAGGTAATGTAAATGGTGCAACAAATGTTAGCATGTACTTACATCCTGTAAAATACACAAGTTTATAAAAGTAATCATTCGTCAGGTTTGTTGGTTTTTTCCTGAAAGATGATGCCCCTAGGTAAAACTGGGGGCAACTTTTTTTGCAGAATTTGCTATTTGTATATAAAACCATTATATTTGTTAGACTCATGTCTTAGAAAACCATTCTTATGACCATTATATCAGCTGTTTACAACAGTCTTAAACGCAAAAAATCTGCAGAATCTGAAGCTAGCAGATTAGGAATCTCCCTCCCTCAGTACCTTAAAGTTAAAGATGCATTGTTAAAAGTTATCCACAAGGTGGGTTCTAAAGTAGACAATGTTATAATTACTTTGGCTGAGCAAGAACTTAGCAAATCTTATTCTGTAAAAACAGAAAAAGAATTATTAAAAGCTCTCACAGAGAAATTACCTGAAACTGAATCTGCAAAGTACTTTGAAGTACATGAAGATCTTGAATCTGGTACAAGTAAAATTTCAGCAATTTCTTCTACTGAACCTAAAAGTGCAGAAGAGATTATTAAACTTCTTAAGATTGATACTTCTAAATGGAAGTTAAGTCAATACTGGAATAAAGAGAAATCTGATAAGTGGTTGGTATCTGCATTGGTAACTAAACGTCCAGAAGCAGAACAGATCCAAAGTACATTTTTGGATTTATTACAAAATTATGAATTAGCACAACCTGCTGCACCAGAATTTTACTATTTAAACTCAGGGGTATCAGAAGAAGTTTGTGCAGTAATCTCATTGCAAGATCTTCACTTTGGTAAAACTGGTAATGAAGATTTAGAAATCCACGTAGAAAACGCTATAAAGTACCTTATTGGTAAAGCACATGTTAATTATACACTACAAAAAGTAGTTTTAGTTATTGGTGCTGACACCTTAAACATGGATACTTTTAACGGTACAACTACAAAAGGAACTCCAGTTGAGAATTCAAGTACAGCTACTAATGCTTATTTACAAGCGTTTGATTCAATATCAAATGCTTTGTCTCACATATATAACTATACAGAAGAACTTGAAGTTGTATTTGTACCAGGTAACCATGATCGTTTGAGTTCTTTCCATTTACTTCACGCTTTAAAACAAATGTTCCAAAATTGGGAACGTATGAAGTTTAGCATAGATTACGCTGAGCGTAAAGTACTTATGTATGGTAAAAATATGATTTGCTTTGAACATGGTGATGTTTCTGCAAAGAACAACCCTTTAGTATTTGCAGTAGAATTCCCACAAGAATGGGGATCTTCTGTACACAGGATGCTTTATACTGGCCATTACCATGGACGCAAAACAAAAGAGTATATTACTGAAAATGAGGAGAATGGATTTGTAAGTAGGATTATCCCTGCATTAACTAGCTCTGACTATTACCATTATCACAACAAATGGGTGGGTAATAAACGTGCAGCAATTTTGCACATTCATGACGCTAATAATGGATTGATAGGAGAATTTACTTATAGCGTGTAAGTTGTTTCATAATGTCCTCCTTTTTTTGTAATTTTTATATGTAGTGGTATAATGAGAGAAGCTAGAAAACCAAACTTAAATGGTCCCAGATACAGAAAGCCAAGCAAGAATCTTTTAACAAAAGAATTCATTAAAAAGTTAAGAGAGAATGTTCCTGGTTGTAATGTGTTATCTGATGATCAAATTAAGGAAGTGATTTACAAGTTTAACACAAATGTCTGGAAAACAGTCATTGAAGTTAGAGATGGTGTAGAATTACCAAACTTGTTAGGTCATGTGTTTATTGGAACTTGCCAACCAAAGAAATCTAAAAATGTAGATTTCAAAGCAAGTGCAGATTATTTAAAAGTAATTCAGCACAGAAATTGGGAAAGTGACAATTATCTAGCAAAGATCTTTTATACTACTTATGGAACTAGATATCGTTTTAAAAACAATGAGATCTGGGCATTTAATCCAGCACGTGCGTTTACAAGGATGGTAGGTAAAACTTACCCTCAGCTTTGGAAACAATATGTTGTGGTTGATCCAACAAGAAAAATTAGTAAGTTGTTTAAAAGCTATGATTATCAAATACAGCGAGTAGAACAAACTAAAGATACAATAGAAAATTACAACGAATTTGACTTATGATAACAATAGGTGAAGTTACTTCAAGATTACGTAATCAGTTTAAATCATCAAAATATGATGCATTTATGACTGATCGCTTTATCTATTCTATGGTCATGAAGCATGCAAGAATGCTTATGCGTAGACAAGATAGTTTAAATAAGTTGATGAAGTTCAATTCAATATTCCAGTCACTTGACTTTATGGAATTAATTGATGTTGATAGAGCACAAGCTGGTTGTAGAGGTATTGTTACTGGTTGTTATTTTAAGCGTACAAAAACAAAACTTCCAGCATTAATGGAAGGTTATTGGGGACCATTATTACGTTCAGTTACATCAATAGATTTATCACAAGATGTGACTCCTACATATCCAAACAGCTTTGAACAAATGTCAAAGCAAAAAACATTCAAATACAATACAAGAAAGTATTATTGGTATCTTGATGGATACTTGTATTTTCCTAATTTAGATTGGGATGCTATTCGTATTGAAGGTGTGTTTGAAGGAGATGTAAGTAAATATAACTGTGACCCATCAGATCTATGTAAATTTGTACAAGATGAGGAAATCAGAGTTCCTGAGTTTCTTTTAGCTGAAGTTGAACAATTGGTTTCTAAAGATTTAAGTTTGTTGTTACAAATACCACAAGATACTGACTCTGATAACCGTCATATAAATCGCTAATTCTCATGTTAACAGAACCTCAATACAGAACCTTTGATGAATTACTTGACAGTGTAAAGCTTGATTTAAAAAGCTTTGACTTAGAAGGTATGATTGATGCTCAGCAATTGATTAAAGTTGCTATGCGTGTCAATTATGAATTGGGATTGAGAATTAATCAGTCACGTGCTAAAGCTATTACTGTGTATAAAGGTAAAGCTAAGTTACCAGTTGATTTTTATGTTTTAAACTTTGCTCTAATTTGTGAAGATACTACTTCATATAAAAGTGAAACTGAAGATAAAACATATACTGAAGGTATAACAGATGGTGTCTTGCAAGGTATTTATTTAGCACAACAATATTATTTGAATCATTCTGTTGGATCATATACTACTACATTAAATATTCCAAATGGTGTAACTACTATTACACACAATCTTAATACTCATAATGTTATTGTTGAGGCATTTGCTCCTGATGGAACAATGCTTAGTTTTGAAGTACAAACCCCAACTGAAGATACAATTACAATTACATCAACTGCTCCAACAACTCAGCTTGATATTAAAGTAGTTATTATTGGTGCACCTGAAACTCCTGCTACTACTGTTACTCAATTACAAGAAGCTGCGTGTCCTGCTGAATTAATTAATGATCCATTTATGCATATTCCAAAAGTGATTTATGTAACAAATGGTAAATTAATGCAAGCAAAACGTTTGGCTGCTATGCGTATTGAAAAGAGTAAAGATGTAAGCGCTGACTGTGTAAATTTACAAAGTACAGACTACAGAACTGCACACATTAAAAATGGTTTTTTAGTAACTAACTTTGACGAAGGTACAGTATATATTAACTACCAAAGTTTGATGGAAGATGACAATGGTAACTTAATGGTATTAGATCATCCTTTATGTAATGAGTTTTATGAATATGCTATTAAACAACGCATATTTGAAAACTTGATGTTTGCTGGTGAAAATGTAGCAAACCATATACAGTTTGTTGAGCAAAGATTGAGAGCTGCTAGAAATAACGCATATTCATTTGTTAATACTCCTGACTTTAATGAGTTGAAGAAGAACTGGGAAATGAATCGTAAAGCTATGTACCATAGATACTACAACATGTTTAAAAGCAGCATTGTATGATAACCAAAGGAAAAATCAAAATTTCAGTTTATGAAACTGAAGTGCAACTCATGGTTGTAGATTCAATGAGTGAATTGCAAGATTTGCTTATGAAAAAAGGTATTATGGTTCATGATGTAACTAATTGTGAAGGAATTACTTTAGGGTATAACAAAACGTATTTAGTTGTATTGGTTAAAGAACTTATTAGCCATAATCTAATTGCTCATGAATTGTTTCATTTAGCAACTATGGTTACAAAAGATATTGATATTGAGGATGAAGAATCTCAAGCGTGGTTGAATGGATACATAACAGAGCATGTGTACAAAATTTTGAACAAGAAAAATATAACAATCAAGTTATAATGAGTGACGAATTACAAAACGCTGGCACCAATAAGACCAATACCTTTACAGAAGGTATGGTCAAAGATACTGCTGATATTTATTTATCAGACAAAGTATGGACACATGCTGTCAATGCTATCAACAATACGCATGTTGGTGAGACAGGTACATTAAGTAATGAATCAGCTAACTTTAAAACTGAAGAAGCTCCTTATACAATTATTGGTGCTGTTCATAAAACAGATACAGAATGGATATTGTTTTCAACAAATGATATGGATTCTGAGATTGGTATTTATGATGAGCGTACAAGCACTTATACTCAAGTTGTAAATGATAGGTGTTTGGGATTCAAACGTTCAAATATTATTACTGGTGTTTGTAAAGAAAACTACGATTGTACACGTTCTGTATATTGGCAAGATGGATTAAATCCTGATAGAGTTTTAAATTTAAGTAGAGTACCTTATAAAATAATTGGAGATAGTGATCCATCTGAATGTGTGACTCCTATTTATTCTGATGAACTTGATTGTGATGCTTTACGTTTACATCCATTAGTTGATCAACCATGTGTTACTATAAGAAAAGGAACTGGTGCTGGACAATTAAATAATGGTAGTTATATAGCTGTTGTTGCATATTCTGAGAATGGTGTAAGATTAACAGATTATTCTGCACCAAGTCAACCACAAGCTTTGTGGGAACATGTTGGTATTGGAGGATCTTTGGATGTTAAAATAACAAACTTAGATACAAATTTTCATGAATTTGAATTAGTAATTGTTGCTGTAATTAATCAACAAACAATTGCTAAACGTATTGGTTATTACAGTATTGACCAATCAGAAATACATTTAGATATTTTTGGTCAAGACTTACCAACTGTTGATTTAGCTCAAATTCCACTTAAGCATATTGTATATGAAAAGAGTGATAAGATATTTGAGTTAGGTGGGTACATGATTCGTACAGGTGTAACAACACAACCACAATTCAATTATCAACCTTTAGCAAATAATATACGCGTTAATTGGCATAGTGTAGAATATCCAAAAGATTACTACTGGCATGGTGGAAATATCACTGGTTACATGCGTGATGAAGTTTATTCATTCTTTATACGCTGGGTGTATAATACTGGTGCAAGAAGTGCATCATACCATATTCCTGGAAGACCTAAAAACGCAAATGATTCTATTGCAGTAGGATCAACACCAGATAAAATTTCAGCAAATGAAACAGAACGTTGGCAAGTATACGATACCTCAACAGCTGGACTGGCTACAAATACCATTACCAAAGATGGTGGTCTTATTGTAGATGGAGGTCAAATGGGGTATTGGGAGAGTACAGAAAGATATCCAAATGATAAACCAGAAATCTGGGGTTCATTGTGTGGAGAACCAATACGTCATCACAAAATGCCATCAAATGAAACAACTCACATTCATAAAGGTAATAACATTTATATCCTTGGTGTTGAGTTTGTTAACATACAGCATCCATTAGATGAGAATGCAAATCCAATAAAAGATATTGTTGGGTATGAAATTTTGCGTGGTTCACGTGAAGGAAATAGAACTATTGTAGCCAAAGGTGTTTTCAATAACATTGTTCAGTATGACATGAATGGTAATCCACCAGCTGGTATGAAAGGATGTCATCAAAACTATCCATACAATGATTTGAGACCAGATAAATTCTTGACTCAAAACTATGCTTCTTTAGATGAAGGTACATCTGACTATGGTAGAATTAATGGAGAATCTGATATTGATATATTTAAAGATTATCTTTTTAGTTTTCATTCTCCTGAAACAAACTTTGTACGTCCATACTTAGGTGGTAATCATGTTAAAATTTATAGAGAAGAACGTGGTTATTCAGTTGGTGCATTTGAAGTACCATACAAACATCCAAAGAACAAGTTTATAACTAACGCTGTATTTGGTATGTCTGCATTAGTGTCTGTAGGTATTGCAGCATTAAATGCGGTTGGTAGTTCTACTACATCTGGTGGCCAATATATAGCTGCAGCACCTTATGGAGCTGGTACTGTACTTACTTCAGAAGGTTCTCGTCAGTCTGGTATTGCATCTTCTATTCCTGATTTAGTAAACGCCAGTTTTTTACAATCGCTAGGTATTTCATCTGCGGGTGGTACATTTGCTACAGCTGCTGCAGTAGCTACTGTTGTATTATCTTCTACCTATTATTTAGGTCAAGCAATGGATCTTGTATTAGATATCTTTTACAAGATGATTCCACATCGTGATTATATGTTACAGTATAATTCACACGCACATTACGATTCATCTGCAGCACTTTCAAATTCTGCAGTTCCAAGCGGTATTAAACCTATGTATCGTAGAAACATACCATCTGGTTTAGCTAAGTATATTGGTTCTGGTGTTCAAGATTTTAGTCCAACTTACAGAGTTAACAATGTTAATCGTAACAAATTTGTTATGGTTCAAACTGCAAGCTCAATTCCAACACCAGCATTTTCAGATACCACAAGACAACGTCTAAGTGATGTTAGAGCAACTAACAAACCATTTGAAAATTTTAGTCAACCTACATCTACTTATTATGGTGCAATAAAAGTTGATTTTCAAAATCAATATGGTCAGTTAACAAGCATTGTACAATTACCAACTGACAGTTGTGTATTGGCTACTACACCAAATGGATTAATGCGTTTTAGATCAGGTGTTATATTTGGTGGAGATGTATACATAAATCGCTATACAGAAAAGAATCCTTATTACTTCTTCAATAGTTGGTTGCAAGGTGAACCAAATGGTACAGAGTTTAATTATCGTAACTATGTTAATGGTCCAGCACCAAGATACTGGATAGATACTAATAAGTATGATATTACTGACTTAAACATAACATTACAGAACTGGCATTTAAACTTTGTCACTCCTTCTGACTTCCATAGATTAGATAACAAAGATGCATTTAGAGGTGTATTTAGTGTGCGTAACTCTTATGCTTATTTGTTTTATAATGGTGTACGTGACTTCTATACAGAAAGTGAATTAAACTTAGCGTATAGAGATTATGGTGAACCTGATACAGAAAAGTTTTATGATGTTTATGGAGGATCATTTGCTGATCTTTCTACAATGTTTAGATCTGACAAAATTACATCTGCAATACAATATAAATATGATTTATCACTTTCATCCAGCAAGTTATTCTCTAACTTTGCATCTTGGGGATCAATCTTACCACGTGACTACGACCCTGAAATCTACAGCACATGTTTTGAGTATTACCCTAAACGAGCAATCTACTCTTTACAACATCAGTCAGGGTTAAAGCGTGATAACTGGAGAAACTATTTACCACTCAACTACAAAGATTTCAGTGGTAAAATTTCCACAATCAAAGCCTTAAATGCTCAAGGTGCTATTATATTATTTGAAGATGCAGAACCAGTACAATTTGCTGGTGTTGACCAACTTCAAACTAAATCTGGTACTAAGTTTACAATTGGTGATGGTGGATTGTTCCAGCAAAATATGCAAAGTATTGTAAATGCTGATGATTCGTTAGAGTATGGCTCATGTACCTCATCAAGATCTGCAGTAAATACACCATTTGGTTTATTCTACATATCTCAAAAACTAGGTAAGATCATGCACTACACTGGTGGTGGATTGGATGAAATTTCACGTAATGGTCTTAAGTACTGGTTTACAAACCACTTACCAAGTAAGTTGTTACAAGCTGCAGGTGATTATAAATTGTATGACAATCCAGTATTTGGTATTGGTTGTCAAGCAATGTATGACCAACAATTTGAATTAGTATACTTTACTAAGAAGGATTACATACCATTACGCGATGATTTGTATTACAACGATCCTACAGGTATTCCTTATTACATGGTGGAAGGAATTAAAAACTATGTTCAATTCTCTAATAAAGAATTCTTTAAACCTTGTAGTTGGACAGTAAGTTATGATCCAAAATCTAAAGCTTGGGTTAGTTTTCACTCATGGGTTCCTGATTTATTTATACCAGCGTATAGTCATTTCTTTACAACAAAAGACAATGGTATTTGGAAACACAATAGTATGTGGAACAAATACTGTGAATATTATGGTGTACAGTATCCTTGGGAAGTTGAATTACCAGTAATAACACCTGGTGCAATAACAACTCTCAGAAGTGTAGAATATTGGATGGATGCATATAAATACACAAATGCTGGCCAAGATTATAAACATATTTTAGATTATAATTTTGACACTGCAATTATTCATAATTCTGAGCAAATATCTGGAATTTTAAAGTTAAATTTGAAATCTAAAAATAACCCAGGTCAACAGATACAATATCCATTGGTAGGGTTATATGGGACTGATATCTTAGTAAGTAAAGAAGAGAATAAATATCGCTTCAATACATTCTGGGATGTTACAAATAATAGAGGAGAGTTTAACTATAATGAGACACCAATGTGGATTACTAGCTGCAATGGTTACCAACGTACGATAAATCCTTCGTATATTAATTATAACAAGTCACCTTTTGAACGTAAAAAGTTTAGACATTATGGTAATAGAATTGTATTACGCAAAAATGGTGTGATGGATGTTAAAATGATACTTAAATTACATACAACTAAACTTCTTCAAAGTCCACGATAATGGCACAAAATAGAGATATACTACTGAATTTTATCTTGTCTCAACGTCAGAGAATTGAGCCAGATCCTGCAAGACAAATGTTCCAGGTGGCTGGTACATCTGTGCGTCCAACAACAGCTAACAACATGATGCAGAGTGCTGTTGCAAACGTAGCTAAACAAAAACAAGCTCAAGCTCAAGCACAAGCTCAGGCTGCAGCTGCGCAAGCAGCACATGAAGCTGAATTGGAAAGATTGCGTACTCAGTATGGTCAACAAGCAGCATCACGTATGACATCTGCTCAAGTAGCTCAAGCTAACAGAATGAGTCAACAAGCTGCTGCTGCACCACAAGCAACTGTAGCGCAAACTCAAACTCCTACAACAGTACAACAAATTCAAAATTTTGCTACTCACCCATTGCAATCAATGACAGGTCGTGAGAATAATTTTGATATGTTGGCAGGTATTCCAGGTTATATAGCAACGGTAGCAGCTCCAAATACTGCATACAATTTAACAGTTGGATTGCCTGATACTGCAGCAGATATTGCCAATGCAACAATTGGTGCTTCAGGAGAACTTTTAACTGGGCAACCTATTTCGCCAGAAACAAAACTTGCTGCATATAATACAGCTAATCGTTTATTAGATGCATCAGCAGTTTTACCTGTTGGTAAAGCTATTCAACCTGTAATGAAAGTATTTGGTCCTACAATGGAAGAAGTTGCAATGGCAGGAAAACATATATTACATTCAGGTGTAGGTCAAGTTGCAGAACAAGCTGCACACAAAGCTGCACATAAGGCTGTTCACCATCAAGTTGAACATTTGGCTGACCATGGCGCAGATCAAAATGCCAATCAAACTCATCAATATACACAAAATATGAATAACTCATATGAAAATCCATCACATGCTTATGGTGGTTTAATGAAATTTTTAGTAGGTGGAAGTAAAATTCATATTGATCCATCAAAGAAGGGAACGTTTACTGCTCAAGCTACTCGTATGAATATGGGTATCCAAGAAGCTGCTAGACATATTATGGCTAACAAAGAAGATTATTCACCTGAAATGGTTAAGAAAGCTGTGTTTGCACATAACTTTGCAAAACAAATGGGTGGGTCATTAGAACAATATGGTTATGCAGGTGAAGTTTCTCCTAATGCACCTATTGATTTTAGTAACTATGTACCAGCTGCAAATAATACATATATAGATAGAAGTGGTGCAGGTCAACCTATGCAGATTGTTAATGGTGCACTTCAATATGTTCCACAACCACAAATCAAACCTGCTGCTACTCCTACAGTTAATGGTAGACAAATTACAGGATATACATATGATGGTACACCATTGTATAAACATGACATGGGTGGATTAGCTAAGTTTATAGCAATGTATCCATTGCAAAAATTTGATATTGGTGGATATACTCCTGATGAACCAGGATTTGCTCCAAACATGTTTCCTGCAAGAACAACAAGATCAGTACATACAGATCCTGAAGTAGCTGCTCAAGCAGCTCGTCAACGTGTACAACAAACTACAGTACATGAACCAGCTAATGTTAATTGGTATGTTCCACAAGAAGGACAATATCCTCAAGCACAAATAAGTCAAGCTGGTTATCCTCAAGCTGTATATGCTCCTACTCAAAGATTTGCTCCTATAGGTAACATGCCTGCAGAAGCAATGTCTGATCAAGCTCAAATGATGAAATGGCTTGCTGCAAATCCAGGAGTATCTGGATTTACTGCTGCTTATCCTAATGGAGCACCTGCTCCAACACCTGGTAGTGTTACATATCCTATTACTGGAGGTGAAGATAAAGTAACGCCTTATAATGGAGGTGATTTACCTACAGTTGTTAAATCTGCGGTGCGTCCTTCAAAAGCTGATCCATTTGGTAATGGTTTAACAAAAGATGATGTTAAGAAAGTTCAACGTGAACTTATTGCTTCTGGTATTTTGGAACCATCGGGTAAGAAATTTGCTAATGGAGAAGATCGCGAAGTTGACGGCATGTGGGGTCCTAAAACTCAAGCAGCGTATGAAAAGTATATTGCTAAAAAGAATTTAGAAAGTATGGAACTTATGCCTGAAAGATGGAATACTCCTTCCATGGAACAATATGTACCAGGGCAAATTCCAACACAAGCTCCAGCTGAACCATCACCAATGCCTCAACGTTATGCAGGTATGGATATTCAACCACGTCGTACTGGTAGTGCTTTAAAAACTGAAAAGCGTGGCAAAGATGAAAAAGCTTATGGTGGATACAGTGGATATGGATTTGCTAAATGGTTAGATCAATTTAAATAAACCAATATGATAGACAGTTTTTTAAGAATTGCGGGTGTAAAAAGTGAAGCTGAATTTTACAAAAAATACCCAACACAGGAATCTTTTTTTGAAGATCATCCTGAAGCTATTGAATTGTCTAAACATGAAATAGGAGGACAGTTTAGAATTAGAGATACTGAAACAAACCCTATGATGTTAAAGGCTGCTGAAGGATTTCAAATGCCTGGTTATACACCACAAGAAGGTGATAACATTTATACACAAACATCACAACATACTCTTGCTGATTTAAAAAACAGTGATTGGAACAAAGGTCTTGCTACTATTAACAGCTTGGGTAACTATAACAATATGTTAGGTCAGTTACCTGACAAAGGTTTATTTGGTAAAATTAAAGCTGGCGCTGGTATTGCTGCTGGTGCTTCAGGTGCCATATTAGGATATGAAAAAATGTTCAATCCTAATAAAACAACTACAAACACTTTAGTTAATACAAATACTGGTGAATTTGGTTCAGCTGAAGATGTTATTAAACAACGTGCTAAAACTGCTAAAGAAAAAGAAGTTAGTACTGCGTTAGGTGTACACCCTCCAATGGTTGCACAGAATAATGAATTTTCATTTCCTAATTTTGCACCTGGTACTCCTGAGTTTAATAACTTTGCAACAAATGGTTTTCAAGGTTTAGGAGCAAAAACATCTCCTACTAAACCTACAGTTGCTAGTGGTCCAACTAATACTGCTCCTGTTCAACCAACAACATCTACTGCACCAGGTTCAACCATGAAAGCTACTGGTTCTGGTATGCAATCAATGTATAATCAAAATGAAATTGATCAACAGTTAGGTTTAACAACTAATCAGTATGGTGGATTAACCAAGTTTTTACCTGATGAAGCATACACAGATGAATACCCAATGATGGCAAAAGGTGGGTATACTGTAACAAGAAGTCATGATCGTAAAGGTAAAACTCACAAAGTAACAGGACCTGATGGAACTGTTAAGTACTTTGGTGATTCTAAGTTAGGACAACATCCTAATGATCCTGCAAGAAAGAAAGCTTTTTATGCTAGACATAAACATAACTTAGAAAAAAATCCTTATTTCAGAGCATTTGCTAGAGCTACTTGGGAAGAAGGTGGTGAAGTTAATGAAATGAAACATGGTGGTGAAATGATACGTAGAGCAGATGGTAGTTATTCACAAAGAGGATTATGGGATAATATTAGAGCCAATGCAGGTTCTGGTAAAAAGCCTAGCAAAGAGATGTTAGAACAAGAAGCAAAGATAAAAGCTGCTTATGGTGGATTAATGAGATTTGAAGAAGGAGGCGCAGGTAATACAAATCAACCTGTTACACAAACAAAACAAATATCAGGAACTACACAGGCTATACCTGGTCAACAAGCATCTTATAATGCAACTATTACTCCAGGTAATCAAAATACAGGAAATACTGTAAATGCTTTAAATACTTCTGCTACTGTTGGTAATAATAATTATTCAGTAACAGGTAATGCTAATGTTGCAAATGATAGATTAGCAGATTATGGTGTAAATGCAAATGTAAAGAAAGGTAATTTTAGTGGAGGTGCTAGTTATAACACTACAACTCAACCAGGAAGTCCAGATAAATATACTGCAAATGCTGCTTATAATTCTCCATCAGGTTTAAACATAAATGGTTCTCTCAATGGA